GTTGGTGTACAAGGCAGTTGCCATTGCATCCATCATCACGTTGGTAGCATCGTTCATACGAGCTTCAATCAATGGAATGATTGCAGCATCTTGCTGAACTGCGCCTTCCATACCTAGGAACGGTACTGGTGCAATCATCAGCTTCAGGTCAAATTCAGCATTGAACGCACCTTGCTGAACTGCTGGCTGGTTGAAAGAACCAGAGTAGTCAGACCATTGTGCATTGACGAACTGTGCGCCCTGAACAGGAACGGTTACAGAGGAAACACCGCCAGAAGCCTGTTGCGAGTTAGCAATCAGAGCCGCCATTAACGGAGTCGAATTATAAAGTTGAACAACCAGCTTCGGGATGAACGCTCTACGAGTGACGTAAGTCAGCTCGGTATATTGCGTACTACCTGTTGCTGGGATAATACCGCCACCAATAGGCATGGTTATCTCCTAAAAAATTATCCCCTAATTACAAACCAATGGGCTTTGGATTTTTCCGCAACTCATTGAGTGCTTTTGATGCTTCGTTACGAGCCGCAGCAACAGGGTTCTTGTAGTATTCACCAAGATTAAACTTGCTAATTGCTGAAGGGTTGTAACCGGACGGAGTAGGAGCAGCGGATTGTTTCATCCATTGCCAATACTCAGCCGCAGCTTCATGATTCGTAATGCCCTTTTCGAGCATTATCTTTTCAACTTCTGGTATATCGTCTTCGCTTTGAACTAAGCCTTTTTTCATTAGCCTACTTCTACGAGCTTCTAAGTCTCGAACAGCATCGTTTTCTCTGTCTTTAGCGTCACGTTCCATGAGCTTGCGCTCTAGGTTTTCAACGTAAGACTTCGTGGTGTTTTCAATCTCAAGCTCTGGAATGACTAAATCTGGTTTGATTTGTTTGGTCAAACGCAGAACTTCTTTCCGAGTTTGTGGATTGTCAGACAATTCACGCATTAAAAGAGCAAGCGAATCACGCTGCTCAAACGACATATCTTCTAAGCTCATATTTATCCCCTAGCGAAATTAAATTACTTTTTTACCGTCACCGGGCTTTTGAACTTGCATCTTGTTCTTAGAACCGATTTTGGCTGCGCTGTCTAAACCACCGAAAGGCTCAAAGCGTGGTGGGTTAGTTACAACACCGTTTTGTTGATTGTTGTCAGTTGGGCGACGAGCTTGGTTCGCACCTCTTGGCTTAAATAAATCCATGATATTTCCTTACATTGGAGTTGGTTGAGGAGAAGCACCGCCACCACCAGCACCGGGCATAGACATTGGGCTTGGTTCGGCTCCCGGCATAGGCGGCAAGTTAGGTACTGCTGGAGCTTGAGACATTGCACGACCTTCTGGTGTAGCGCCACCAGCTTGCGGCAAATTCTGGAGCATCTGGATAATTTCAGATTGTTGCAACTCTCCAGTTTTTTGTTTCTTTGGTCCTAGCAATCCGGTCAAGCTGCGAATGGCTGCTAATGCTTTTTGACCTTCTACGCTTTCGCTACCCAAAGATGGCAAGGCTTGTTCAATCAAATCCATTGCCATAGAAATGTTTACCAGTGCGCCTTCTCTGTTTCCCATTTTGGGTTCAGGAGTTGACATTGGCGCAGACATAGGCGATGTCGTTTGGTCAGACATCCCCATTTCTGTAGGAGGAGTTTCAGACATCGGCTCTTGCTTGCCTTTAATCAACTCCATTAATTTGTCGGAAGGAACGCTCATAAATATCCTTAATTGTCTAATTTGTTGCGATTAAATCAGACTATCAGTAAATGTCAAGTAGGGGCGTATATTTAAGCTCCCCGCCCCAAGAGGGATTAACGGTCACACCGATAATTTAAGGGGTTGCCCCCCAAAAATTACTTACGTGATTTACGACCTTTACGTGCTTTACGCATAGTCTTCTCCAAAGTTAGAGGCGGCGAACTATTTGGAAAGGGAAGTAAGCCACACCCTTTTTCCTTTTTACGGGAACTTATCTACGGGTCTTACGACCACGCTTCATCTTTTTGTACATAGCTATCTCCGGTTACTATCCCCTACCAAATTCCCTACCTTCTTTTCTTGGTTGGCGAGCGTTATAACTTCTAATGCCCGTAACCTTGTACTGCAAATTAGCTGGAGCTTCCGTGCGCTTTAAAGAATCTGTTGTCGCACGAGGCTGGTCTGCTTTTGGTGCAATTGTTTGTTGAGAAGCCATTATTCCCCCATTGCTTTCAAATCTGGTTGCTGTTGTTGTTGCGGTTGTTGCGCTTCTTGTTTTTCCCGTCTTTTCAATTTGTCTTTTAACAATTGTTTCATTGGAGGCTCTAATAAGTCAAGCAAATCAGTCCTGTCAATGGCTTTGGCTTTAAACAAGTTAAATGCCATTTGTTTTAAGTCTTCAGTGAAAATCGGAGAATTACTGTGTGCATCGACCTTAACTACATAGTCTTTGGTAAATTGTGCTGCAATAAACTTATGACCTTCTTCGTCTGTAAAGTGCGTATTGTCGTAGGCTTGCATCAATTTCAAATACAAGGTTGAGACTTTTTCTAAACTGTCTTCAACAATTAACGCACGTTTCTTGGCACGAGAACTTCCAAGACGGGCAAGCTGAGAAGCGTGACCAGCGGAACGTACTCCCTGCTCACCACGACCAGACAAAACACCTGATATTCCAGAAGCCTCAGAGAACATTCCATCCACTTCATGTATCACCTCGAATAATGTAGCTGGCATTTCAGGAGCTAAACGGTCAACCTTTGCGTTCGGCATATCTGTTGAGAGCAAGCCGCCAGAACGGTTTAGCGCAAAATTCTTCTCATCCAAAATACCAGTAAAGCCGACAAGAGCAGTCGGAGGATTGGCTTGCTTGGAGAGAAGGTCAAGAATTTCAGCCATCCGATTGTTTCGGAGCTGCTGTAGGAAAATCAGTTTTTGAACTTCTGATTGCCCCCAGTAGTAATCGAATTGCGGGTTAGGGCAGACTTGAATAAATGGTAGTTCGCCTTTTAGGAAAACGCTTTCACCCGGACGGTCGTAAATAAAAATGTCGGGGTCAGCCATTGTGACTACTTGATAATCTTCGATTTCATCATTCCACACCCATAGCTCGTACATCTTAACGGTGTCTTCAGCTACTCGTGCTTTGTAGCGATTCATTCCATACAAGTCTAAATTTACTGTACCGTACAAAGTCGGATTTGTCTGGCTCATTATAATGCGGTCAAGACCTTCAGGAATATCTTCGGTCTTTGTGTGCATACTTGTTGTAATGCGTTTTACTATTTCTTCACGCTTTGGATGTCTGTACAGTCTGTTGTACAACTCAGACTTAGTGATGTAGTACGTTTGAACAATTGCTTCTTGTCTGTCGGTGTGTGGTGTGTCTTCACGCAAGACACCAATAGAGGAAGGTTCGACCATGTAAGGGTGGATGCCCTTGTTTATGACTAGCTTGATGAATGTGGTGTTGAATACTAAAGACCACGTTAGAGCTGAACTAAATACTTGGTCAGCATTTGAGTTTAGCCATTCATCATTTAGTGCGAGAGTTAATCTTGGAATTTTGGTGTGTTCTTGTTCAGAGACACCAGCACCGATATTGATTGAGAAGCGTGTTGTTTCAGCGGAATACAGGAAGGAAGTTAGTTGGTCAACGTGCGGATAAATCTTGTTGAACAAAGCTGGCTGCTCATCTGTTCCTGCACCGAATAAATAGTAAGAACGTAAGGCAGCATAGTCGCCTTTGCGTTCAGCCAAGGACACCATGCACTTTTCAATTAAGTCTCGGTAGAATTGCTCCCGCTGGATTTCATTAGATGGTATCCGCATTATGTCTTGACTTTCAGGTTCTCATGGTCGGCAATGTACGATGCCGCCTTGGGTCCTGTCAAGTTTCCTGCTTCTTTTGGGTTAATTCCGACTGATTCATCGGCAACCGGACGAATTGCTCTGCCTGACAAGACGTTCTTCATGTTGTAGCGAGAGTCACCGCCCCAAATAGCTGCGTCACCCGGTCTTGGTTGACGATTCATCTCTGCTGCTTGCTCTGATTCTTTCTCCAGCTCACGTTTGGACGTTTTGTTCTTGCGTGTAAAGAATCCAGCTTGGTTTTCGCCTTCTCTTGCCGACTTGATGTTGGTCATATCAAAGTCCATCGCAAGCTGTTTGATGTTCTTATCATTCTTCTTCGTTGAATCGGACATCATCCCCGGTGCTTGAAGAAATACCATCAAAACCTCTGCGCCACAGTCTTTCATGGGGCATTGAGCCTCAAAAGATTCAAAATACCCGTGTTTTTCGCATTTGTAGTCGTGTAGAACCGCCATTTTTATCCCCTTCCTATGGTTTCGTCTAAAGTTAATCCAGAATAATCACTCTTGTTGCTCATACCTACTTTAATCTTTATTTGCCCATTAACTACTTGTAACGCTGTTGTCGGCACTAATCGTGGCTTTTCTTCCTTACGATAAGTCACAAACTTGCTTCTATCCCTGTTTTGCATGATGGCGACCTCGCCTTTTTTCCAAGAATCGTATCCTTTGGATACTCGTCGCTGCATCCTTTCCGTTAAAGGCACGGATTGATACAAGAAAACGTCGAGCAAATGGATATGGTCAACCCCACAAAGGTCTGCAAAGAGCTTAACGCTTATGCCTCGTTCTTTGTCTTTAATGAAAAGACGGATTTCACGAAGCAATTCTCGCTTGGTTAAGATTGGGGGGAGCATAAAATATGTCATAGCCAGTAGATTTTAAGTAATCCAAGAACTCGGATTCCCGATAGATAGCATCAATCTGGTCTTTTGTTCTCGGCACAAAGATAGCATTGTCGCCCATTAGCTTTCGTGATGTGCAGTGATGACCAAGTAACTTAGAGAAGTCTAAGTCATCATGAAACTCAGGCGCAACGTATTCCATCGAAAAGGTTTTCGCAACCTCGTTGGGCGCATACTTAAACCCTAAGTCTTCAAAGAGTTTGCGCTTCAAGCACGATAGCTGAACGTCTTCGTTCCACAAATGGATTTCTTGAGAGAAGCTCTGAGCGATGCCGTATTTGTTCGGGGCTTCTAAGAACTTACGGCTACGCAGACTAAAGCCGCCATTCAAAACAAGTATTGGGTCATGCTCACGAATCCAAGTAAAGCCTAAGAACAGTTTGTTGTCTTTAAGACCTGCGTGAGTAATGCCGCCAATGTAGTCATAGTCGTAGTATTCATCCCGCCAGTTTTTGCCATCAAGCACCCAGCCATCGTCTTGAACGATTAAGCAGAAGTCTGTCTCGATAAAAGCGTAGAGGCAGTGCATGATAAAAGTGGAATAGCTGCGATAGTCGAGC